TCTGGCAAAACAACGCTCGCCATGAATCTTGTTGAGCATCGCGGCTATGTACGCATTGGCATCGCGGATGCAGTCAAAGATATTGCACGTCAAAGATACCCAGGCTTGCAGAAGGGAACGCTGTTTGATGTGATCCGAAATGAGAAGCTCTGGATTGCAACTGGGCGCGAGCTTCTCCAGGGAATCGGTAAGGCGCTGCGAGAGGTAGACCAGGATTACTGGCTGGGTCTTTGGCGCGAGAAATACCAGGGAGCCAAGATGATGGGGCGCTCAGTGGTCGTAGATGACTTGCGATTGATTCGCGAGGTGGACTATCTTCGTAAGCTAGAGAGCGGCTTCAAGATCGTTCAGGTAACGGCAGACATTCGCAAGAGAGATTGGCGTGTCGCTGGAGGGGTTAGCGGCGCCAATGATGTGACGGAGCAAGAGTGGGACAAGGTTCGGTTTGATCTATCGCTGGACACAACAAACATTGACAGCGACCAGACATTCCTAAGATTGCATGAGTGGATGACAGGAGGAGATGAGCTATGACAAGGCAGCAGGAACTTATTAGCGAGATCAGAAACTTTGTGCGCGAGAAAGGTTACGCGCCAACGATCAGGGAGCTGGTCGCGCGACTTGATATTTCGCACGGTACGGTGCAGCGTGAACTTATGGCGCTTGCGAGCGACGGAAAGATTGCAAAGTCTGACCGAACCGCGCGAAGCATTCGGGTATTGGACTAATCATGAGCAGAGAAGAAGATTTCAAGACGCTGAACTTCCTCGCCGAAAACATTGGATACAAGTTTGACGGTGTGACAAAAACCGAACACGGCACCGCTGTGATTCTGGTAGATTCCGACGGTCAGGAAATTGCATATCAGGGAGTGACGGTAGAAGATGCGGTGCATGTTGCAGCGCATAAGTTGATGAGCGCAGTGAATGGGAGTGAAGATGGCTACAAAGAAGCCTGCGAAGACTGCGGAGAATAAGGGCGCGATGATCTGGGTCATGCGCAGTTGCGCGCATTGCGCCAATGAAATTGCTGCGCAGAAAGATTCGCTACGCGTTTTGTCGCGCAGCTATCAAGAGACCAGGTTTCGGGACCGCTGGACCTGGTGGCATCGCAACTGCTGGGGCAAATAGAAAAACCGTGCTCAAAATAGGGGGTTGACAGACTTGAATGCCATGTTGTACACTTGTACCAGAGGAGAGAAGACAGCTCTCCCGAAAAAGGAGGTACAGAAAATGGCAGACCAGGTAGCTACAAAAAACGAGACCTTCGTCCTGAAGGTTCCAGCAATCTTTTGGGACGATCACTTCTCACGAGACCTGGACTTCACTTCGGTGGAGATCTCCAGGAACAAGCTCACCGTCACACTAAAGATGAACGAAGATGCGATCTACGAACTCTACAGCGACGCTAGCCACTACGCGACAGCCATGGGCGAATGGGGAGATCGCTCAGTGATCAACAGCGCAAAGTCAACGGTCAAGTCACTTGATCGTCAGTACTACAACGGAGGCGAATAATGTTTAAGGCAATCAAGATCGGCGCCGCACTCGCAAGCTACATGGAGGGCACCAGCTTTAGCCAGACGCACCTGTTCGGAACGGTAGATCGCGCGTCGTGCCGCGACTGCGAGCACCTAACCGATACGCAGTTCCAGGAACTCTACGCCGTGTACATCGCAGCCAGTTCACAAAAGAAGTTCGTGCCAACAGTCTTCCAACTTCAGGAACTCTTGGATGTAGCGGACTGCGCCCAGGACATGTACAGCTACACGGGAGACTTTGCAGACGCAGCGCGCGGCGCAGGGGTGCGACGATCAATGGATTCCTGGGAGCGCGAGGCTAAGTCAAACGGCTACAAGGTCAACAGGGAAAGAGGAACCCACAAGCTAGAGGAGGTCGCACATGCGTAGCGCAACCAGTCCATTAGACGCAATGCTTAACGAGATGCTTGGCAAGCCACATCAAAAGCGCGTGAGGTCACGCGGATTCCGATGCGCCGAATGCGACGCCAAGCTGACGCGCGATCAATACCGCGAATCAGTGCACTGCAATCCGTGCCTGGAGCAAATGGATCTGTACCTTGCACAGAAGTACGGACGAAGCTAATGGGCTATTTCAAAGACCAGCAGATCCAGGCGGCGAACGAAGATCCAGCCATGACTGCGAAGCGCGTTCGCGGACGCCGTAGCAGGCAAAGGGGTAACAGTTATGAAAGGGAGGTTGCGGCTGCGCTGAACGGAATGCGCGTGGGGCAGTTCGGGACGAAGATTGATGTTCAGTCTGGAGATGGCACCATCGTCGCGCAGACAAAGGTGGGTAAGAGCTTTCCAGAGCGACTATGGAACTGGCTCAACGAGGTTCCAGCAAAGAGCGATCAGATCCGTGTGTTGATCATGGGTGATAGCCCTGGACCTGGAACGCGAAGGCGCAGCATCGTGATCATGTCGCTGGATGAGTTTGTCGCGCACTTTACGAAGGGGGATGGCGATGAGCGAAACGGCGTTTGAGGTTGAGTTCGGCGGGAGACTAAGAGGCAGTGCGCGGTTTGAACCGTTCAAGTTCATATGCGACAAGCTGGATGGGATCGGAGCACCGCTAGTGATCGTTGAGACTGGATGCATGCGCCAACTAAACAACTGGTACGGCGACGGTCAATCTACGTTGGTGTGGGACTGGTTGATTACTAGGAACGGCGGGATGCTGACGTCGGTGGACATAGACGAAAACGCGTGCGCCATGGTCATCCGCGCTACAAAAAACGCCCACGCACGGAGGGGCAATTCGGTTGAGGTGTTGCCAAGCCTCCCGTATGTCAGCCACATAGATCTCCTGTACCTAGATTCAATGGACTGGACTGGCGATAGGGAATCAGCGATTCATCATCTAAACGAGCTTGCATCGGTCTGGGACCGCCTGAAAGAAGGCTGCGTGATCGCGGTAGACGATTGTTTTGAGCCGACGCGGGGTAAGGGACAAGAGATATACAGGGTATTGACAGCAGCTGGTATGACACCGATGCTGACTGGGCATGTAACCGTGTGGCAAAAGCCAGATGGAGCGTCAAGCTGGGAGGAGATGACCGATGCCCAAGCCTAGAAATAAAGAAGTTGATTCGGTAGAGATGCGAGTGCTTAAGCTGATCAACCATCGCCAAGAGGTTGCGAAGATCCTGGGAGACACCGACTATTCGCTTGGCTACCAGGACGGAGTAACGGCTGCCATCAAGATTGTGGCTGGAGTAGCAGACATTGAGCGAGCAATCGTATCGGCTCGCGTGGAGACTAGGGAGCAGTAATGCGCCGCGTTGCTCTCATCCTGCTCACCTTGGCGCTTGGGCTGGGCATGTCGCTGTTCATGAACAAGCCGAACGTTGAGCTGCGAGATTCTTTCAAGCCCGAACCTACATCGCTTGAATTGAAGATGATCGGAATGCCATCGGTCATTGGTAGGGCGACATGGTTTGACGCGCAGCGCGGAGGGCAGTCAACCTGGTATGTGCGCGAGGGGTATAAGTTTTACGCAGCTGCTGGACCAAAGCTGCGAAAGCTATGCGGAAAGAAATGCGACTTCAGGTGGGGCAAACCGCCGTATCGGATCATTGTCACTAACCTTGCAAGCGGTCGCTCCATCGTCGCCTGGGTCGTTGACTGGTGTCAGTGTCGCGAGGGTAAGAATGAGAAGCTGGTTGACTTGTCGCCAGAGGCTTGGAAGGCAGTTGCTGGACCAGACACGCCATTGTCGCGAGGAGTGTTAAAAGTCAAAGTGGAGGTGATTCCGTAGGTTTTGTGAGTTGTGTTACGAAAATGACCCTGTAGGATCAACGTAGAGGCACGCAAACAAGTGGCTGGGTATGTAGACACCTGAAAGTGGGAGGTAAGATGCTAAAGATTTCTTCGCTCACAGGAGAATACTTAAGGAAACTAGCTGACACGCATTTTCCCGCAGAGCTTGGGGGGCGCGGTGCGCAGGCTGAAGCGATGGCTGCGTCTATCGGCATTAGTAAACGATCTCTGCTCGCGTTCATGTCGCAGGAGCGTCGCGTGCCAGAGGATATTGAGGTTCGGATTGTCCAGGTCTACGGCGAGCCGCCAACGGAAGCATGGCGAACCGTGACGCTGCGACAAGTCAAACGCGATTCCAAGAAGACACGGCAGGCAATGAAGCCCAGGGTGGAACCATTCTGGAAGGTAGAGCGATATGACGGAGACTGGCGCAAGCTCGCGCAGCTATCGGTTGCAGAGATTTCGGTGAAGCTGCAAGATCATGTCATGGGAGACTGGATTCGGCATCCAGACAATGACCTGGATTATGACTGGGTAAGCAAGTGTGAACGGTGTGAAGAGGTAGCAGCGATAGATGAGGCGGCTCGTGAAATTAGTGGTATGGCGTTGCGAGCGCCGTGTGTCAGACAGACGGTTGCGGGGAGGATCGTAGCGTGAACCTATCAAGCAAGGTCGTTTGGTTTATGGATCACATTGATGATTTGCCATTGGCAATGCATCGGGCGAAGGAGATGGATGATGGCGGTAACCCAGCCTGGACTAAAGAGTTCAGCGGGTTTATTGATCATGCCGCATTCGCTACCGTGGCGGAAAGGGATGAATCGTACGTCAATGGGGGAACTCAGGCAGAGCAGGCAACCAAACAAACGACGATCTCTACTCGCTATCGGTACCCGATGCGCGCTGCGATCCAGAGGCTTCAACGGTGCAGGGCGAGAGCTGGAGACCCGCGACCCGTGGAGATTGCACGCGCTCTGCTGGCTACACGAGGGAACATCTACCTTGCGCAAGATGCAATCGGCTCACGGTATCCGCTCATGTCGCATCGTGAACCATGGCTTGATGCGCTGGATAGGACGTTGACACTGATCATGGAGAGGTACCAGGAGGCTCCTACTGCTATGATCGGCGCCGTTAAGTCAGACGCCCAGCTTGACGCGGAAGCGACTGATTCGGTCTAGTGTTACTAAAATGCCCGTCCAGGATCAACGGAGACGGGCGTTTCGGAGCGAGGTAATACATAGACACCTGAAACTGTGTAGGCAATTGCGGAAGTATTGGGAGACATATGGCGAAGGCAACACCGCGCTCCGACAAGTTAAACAAGCTAGAGGTGTACGTTAGGGACTGCGCCGCACTGCTGAACCTGGGTAGCTGGAAGATCAGCGTGCTTAGCGACACCGCGCCAGAGGATCGGTACGCAGACATTGAGGTGCATAGCCAAGCCGCAAGCGCGACCCTGCGTGTAGGTAATCTCTTTTGGAACCAGAAGCCTGAAGACCAGCGGCTGACCATCTGCCATGAGCTGCTGCATATACACCTGGGCATGGCTGACCACGCCGTGTCTGCACTGGAAGACGTGCTTGGAACAGCAGCATGGACACCTTGGCACGCTGTCTACGAGGATCACTACGAGCGTGGTACAGATGCCATCGCTGAGATACTTGCACCGATGCTACCCGTGCCACACATCTGACACACATGTGAAGAGTAAGTGTAGTAATCTTCACGCTAAGGCAGATCAGGAACCTAGGCTGACTCTGCTGGGCAATGAAGCTCGCGACATGAAGCTGCCCTGAAATACAATGTCGCACGGGACTGGCTTTGCTGTCCCTGTTTGATACATCGCACGTCTGGCGCATGACGTTGCGGTTAGGAGCTGGCGCCTTATGCCAGTCGTTGGCACGGCACCGCAGGCGACCTGGACGCAGAGGAGCTACCGTGCAGCAACCATGCCTAGTATGCGGAGCACTATCGCAATCCTCGCGATGCTCTGCCCACAAACTTCCAAAGACAAATCCAATGCGACCTAGTAGCACACGGCGAGGCTACGGATACGAATGGCAGAAGCTGTCAACGATGATGCGCGCACGCCAACCATGGTGTGAACTGTGTGGCTCGCGAGATCGTAACCTGACGGTTGATCACATTATCCCGCAGAGCCTGGGTGGAACCAACGAGCTTGGGAACCTAAGAGTCATCTGCACCGACTGCCACCTTCGCTACGGCGCCACACGCAGGAGAGCGAGGGCGTAGGGCGCGCCACGGGGGGTAGGGGGTCTTTTCCTAAACGCCTCATGCCCTGCAGACCCGCGCCGAAAAGTGCTTACACGCTCAGACAGGTTTTTGAGTTTAGATTGTTACAAGAAACGGATGGTGCAGAGTGGGACAGCGCGGACCAGCTCCGACTTCTTCGCGGCTAAAATTGCTCAAAGGTGAGACGCGACCCAGCCGTGTGAACTATGAAGAGCCGCTTCCCAGGCGTGCAGATTTCAGTCCGCCAAAAGATATTTCTCCGCAAGCCCGTGGGATTTGGGAAGAAGTCATTCAGGCAGTTGCTCACACGGGCATGCTGACTTCAGCGGATTTGCATACGCTGCGACTTTATTGCGAGGCGGCAATTCGGTACAGACAAGCCGAACAAATGTATCTTGAGACTGGACCCCTGACGCGGGGTCAGAATGGCGAAGTCGTAAAGTCACCGCTCCACCAGATCGTTCGGGATAACGCCGTGCTTATGCTTCAACTTGCGTCTAAGCTTGGGCTGACGCCTGCGGCACGCAGCGGTTTGAGAGGTGAATTGGATGGCGAAGCGAACACGGCGGCAGCGAAACTTGACGCGCTCATCAGCTCAGCAAGGCGAGCACGCTAGTCAAGGCGACTCCGTTATTGACTTCATTGAAAACTTCTGTCGCTTAACTAAAGGCGATGTTGCAGGGCAACTTATACAACTGCGACCATGGCAAAAAACGCTTTTGCGTGAACTCTACGCGACCGACGAAAATGGTCTTCGCAAACACCGACGCGCACTCATAGGTCTTCCTAGGAAGAATGGAAAATCAATGCTGGGTGCAGGCATTGCCTTGCATGGGTTGATCCTTGATGAACCAGGCAGCGAGGTCTATGCACTTGCGGGAGATAGACAGCAGGGGCGTATTATCTTTTCTGAAGCGGCACGCATGGTGCAGCTAGATCCGATCTTGAGTCAACGCCTTCGCGTAATGCGCGATGTGATTGAGTACCCAACAAACGGGTCAGTCTTCCGCGTGCTATCAGCAGATGCCTCTCGTGCAGAAGGCTTGAACCCATCTCTCGCGGTTGTAGATGAGCTGCATGTTCAACCAGACGATAGGCTTTGGAACACAATCAATCTTGGATCTGGTACACGCAAACAACCGATGATCGTGGCGATTACTACTGCGGGAAGCCGCACCGATAGCCATGGACAAGACACGATCTGCTACAAGCTCTGGCAATACGGCATGCGAGTGCAGTCTGGCGAGATTGAAGATCCAACATTCTTCTTCCGATGGTGGGGCGCACCTGACGGCGCGGATTATCGCGACCCAGCTGTTTGGGCTGCCGCAAACCCAGCCTATGGCGATTACTTAAACCCAGAAGACTTTGAGAGCGCCGTCAAGTCCATTAGCGAAATGGAATATCGCACGAAGCGGATGAACCAGTGGGTGACTACGAATACTGCATGGCTTCCGCAAGGAGCCTGGGACCGACTCGCCGTTGAACGCACATTAGAAAAAGGCGAAGACGTTGTGGTCTCGTTTGATGGCGCCTTCTCTAACGACAGTACGGCGATCACGGCGTGCACACTTGATGGATTCATTCAGACGCTTGCGATCTGGGAGCGACCGCTTGACGATCCGCATTGGCAAGTTCCAATGGACGAAGTTGAAGCGAAAATGTACGACATCTGCAAGACCTACCAGGTGCGAGAAATCGCAGCTGACCCGTATCGCTGGGCTTCTGTTTTACAGAAGTGGGAAAACGACGGACTGCCCGTGGTCATGTACAGTCAATCTCCTGCTCGTATGGTGCCCGCGTGTGCGGGCTTCGCGGACGCAGTTGCACAAGAAAAACTGTCACACAATGGCGATCCAGTACTTGCGAGGCATCTTGATAACTGCACCGTTAAGATTGACCGATTCGGTCCCCGCGTAGTAAAAGAGCACAAGGGATCTCCCAGGAAGATTGACGCAGCGGTCTGCGCTATCATGAGCTGGGACCGCGCAAAGTATCATTCGCAACATGTAGTCAAAAAGCCTACAGCGGAGTTTATAAGCCTGTGACCAAATCAACTGCACTTGAACTTATCGGAGCCGCACTGATTATCGGTGGGCTATATCTTATTCAGCCGCTCAGCCTCGTGGTTGCAGCTGGCATTAGCCTTGTTGCTATCGGCTATAAGCGAGGTAATTAGTGAGTCTTCTCCGTAGAATTCTTGGCGAACAGGATCAGCGTGCGATCACAAACATTCAGGGAATGAAGTTTGATCGCGTGCCGTTTTCCAATGTCACGCTAGATAGCAAGGGCGTACTCGCACTTACTGCTGCATGGGCATCGGTGCGGTTGCTGGCGGACGTGGTATCAAGTTTCCCTGCTGACGCGTATATTCGCACGGGCGGAGTGCGCCGACCGTATCGCCCAGGCGGAGACAAGCCGTCATGGATGTTGATTCCGATTCCAGATGAGCCTGGTTACACGTTCAATCAACTTATTTCAGAAGCCATCGTAAGCCTCTATACAGAGGGGAATACTTTCCTATACTGCCCACGCTCAGAGAGCGGCGAAGTTTTGGAAGTCAGAGTCATTGATCCTCGCCGTGTGACGATCTTCCGCGAAGGAAGGGAAGTCAAGTATCGCGTGCAGCAGACTGAACGAAACGACTTTGTTGTTTATGGTCAGGATACGATCATCCACATCCCGCTGATCACGCTCCCTGGAGATCTTCGCGGTATCAATCCGATTGAGCAGCTGCGCCGCACGTTCGGTCTTGGCGCAACGCTAGAAGAGAGCGCATCGTCGCTATTCGCCTCCGCAAGCATGCCAACGGGCATCATTGAAGTTCCTCACGAGCTGACGAAAGATCAGGCAGAGGCACTCAAAGCTGGGTGGCTGCGACACCACACTGGCGCAAACATGCACACACCTGGTGTATTGACGGGCGGTAGCACATGGAAGCCGCTCTCATTCAAGCCAGAAGACACGCAGCTTCTTGCGTCGCGCGGCTTTAGCACCGAAGAGGTGGCTAGAGTCTTTAGGGTTCCGCCAGTTTTGATTGGCGTCACCACACCTGGTGCGATGTCATATTCAAGTGTGGAACAGCAAAACCTAGCCTTCGTGCAGTTCACACTCCGTCCCTTGACAGAGGCGCTGGAACGACAGCTCTCCTCGTTGCTTCTTCCGCCAGATGCATTCGTGCGATTCAACATGGACAGCATCCTTCGCGGCACTGCGCAAGCACGAGCGGAAGTACACAGGGTATCCATTCAAGAAGGCTGGACCAGCATTAATGACATTAGAAGGATGGAAGACATGACGCCGATTGAGGGCGGAGACGTCTACCGAATGCCGCTGAACCAGGCTGCTGCTGACGCAGCTGATCTACGCCAGCGCGCAGACATTGTGGGAATTCTTGTTGCCGCTGGATACAACCCAGCCGATGCAGCCAAGGCTGCTGGGATCACGGGGGTCAAGCACAATGGCGCTTCGCCAGTGACCCCACAGCCAGAGGGAATCTAATGAGTATTGCTACCAACCAGGTTACGCTTGGAACCGCCGCGACGCTTATCTGTGCCGCAACGAATTCCGACAAGGCTGAGCTGACGATCACGACGAAGACAAAGGATGTCTGGATTGGTGAGTCCGATGTCACGATCACAAACGGTCTGCATCTCCAAGCTGGTCAGACGATCACTGTGAAGATTGGTCGCAACGATGATATTTATGGCATCGTTGATAGCGCAACGCACAGTGTAAGTTATCTGTTGTACCAGCCTAACTAATGACAAACCGCGCACTTCCAGATAATTACCGACCAGCCCTATCGGAAGATGTTCCAGAGGGGCGAGCGTGCGGCAACTGCCGATTTTATAACGAGGCAGATGTGCAGGGCGATAAGGCGTATTGCGAGAAGTGGGATGACTATGTGAGTGGCGCCTACTACTGCAACGCCTGGGAGCCAGCGCAAGAAGAGCGCGCGCCGATTGATTTAGACGGCTACACGCCAACAGATGCCATGAAAGAAGAAGCACAGCGCGGACTTGATTGGCGCAGTGAATTCGGACGTGGCGGCACGGAGGTTGGAATCGCTCGCGCACGAGATATCGTGAACGGGCGCAATCTTCCGTTTGAAACGGTTCAACGCATGGCGAGCTTCTTTGCGCGCCATGAAGTAGATAGTGAAGCAGAAGGTTTCCGACCTGGAGAAGAGGGCTACCCTAGCAACGGTAGGATTGCCCACGCGCTTTGGGGCGGGGATAATGGTAAGCGATGGGCGGACAACATCGTCCAAAACGCTGAGCGTAAGGAGCATAAACACATGACGATGGAATTCCGACAAGCGCAGACAGAGATCCGCGCTGAGGGCGATGGCTACACGTTTGAGTCATACGCCGCTTTGTTCAACACCGAATCGGAAGGTCTTGGCTTTCGCGAAGTGATCAAGCCAAAGGCATTTAGCAAGTCTGTTGCTGCTGCTGATCGCGGCGAGTGGGAAGTGAAGGCGCTCCAGGACCATGATCCTAAGATGTTCCTTGGCTCCACTAGGACTGGAACACTTGAGGTTTCAGAGGATGATCGCGGTCTTAAGGTCCGCGTCGCTTTGAATCCAGAGGTTTCGTTTGCACGAGATCTTGCAGCAATGATTAAGCGCGATGGCGCAAGCATGGGACTTTCGTTTGGCTTTTCGGTGCCGAACGGAGGGGATGGCTACAACGAAGAAGGCGTGCGCGAGCTGAAGTCAATCCGACTTCACGAGATCTCGCTACTCACTGGAAATGTTCCTGCATACCCAGCCACAATCGGTTTGGGCGCAGTGCGCGCGCTTGCGCAGCGCACAGATATTGCAGCAAACAAACTTACGCGAGCGATTGACGGATTGCTGAATGGCAACGTCAAGAGCGATGACGCGGAAGTTATTGATCTCGCAATCCGTAAGATCGCGCCTGAAGTCCGAAGCCCTTGGGTTATCGGCGCAGACCGCGAGCTGGAGATTGACGAAACGCGCGACTGGGACGGCGCAGCAGCCGCTGAAAGGGTTTTTTCCCTGGCTGGTTTTGATGGGGAGAATTCTGATCCCTCCGTCGCTCGTCGCGCGTTCCTCGTCTACGATGCCGCAGCGCCAGAGCTTCGCGGCTCCTACAAACTTGGCTTCGCTGACGTAATCGGTGGCGAGCTTGTTGCAATTCGTGCTGGTCTAAACGCCGCCGCGTCGCGACTGCCACAGACCGATATCCCGCAAGAAGTCATGGACCGCGCTCGCGGCATCCTGGATTACTACGCCGAAGAGGAGTCCGAAACAGCAACCTACCAAGATGACGAGGAGATGGATGACACAAACCGTGCCATCCCGCTCAGCGTTCGCGAGCGACAGCTGGCGCTTATGGCGCTAGATCCAAACCGAATTTGATCCACGAGGGCGACGGCACGAGGGTCCTGACGGGCACCACTGCCAAAGCACCACTGGGTGAAAGAAATTAACTAAACGAAAGCAGAAAGGAACTCCAAATGTCGGAGATTTCAAAGAAGCTTTTCGCTGGTTACCGAAACGATTGGGAAGAGGCGAAAGCCCTTCTTGCGACGGCAACCGATGAGAAGCGAGAGTTCACACCAGAAGAGGAAGCTCGTTGGACCAAGCTAAACGATTCCATGTCGGACAAGAAGTCCAAGATGGATTCCGTTGAGCAGGCTGAAGAGCGCGCAGCCAAGATTGATGCGCTCGCAGAGCGCGCACTTAAGGTTGAGAATGCAGTTAAGTCTGACAACGACGCGGATGTTCTCCGCGCCATTGCAGCAGGCGAGAAGCGATCCGCGAAGTTTGATATTCGCGCGCTTTCTTCAGCCACAGCTACTGTGCCCGTGTCGTTCGCGGATTTTGTAGTGGTCGCCTTGACCGCTGGAAATCCCGTGTACGAAGGTGCAACAAAGATCCGCACGTCCACTGGCGAGCAGATCACTGTGCCGCGCCTCACGGCTAACCAGTCTGCTGCCTTCATTGGCGAGGGAAGCCAGATCAGCCCAACCGATCCTACGATCAGCAGCATTACGCTGTATGCAAATAAGATCGCTGCGTTGACGCTTCTTAGCAACGAGTTGGTTCGCGATAACGCGGTCAACATCACCGCTCTTGTGGGCGAATCAGCGGGCAATCAAATCGCCTTCCTCGCAGGGTCAGCATGCACGCTTGGCACTGGCACGACGCAGCCGCTTGGCTTTGTCACCGCCGCTGGCAATCCGCAGCTTTCCACCGCTACCAAGGCGGGAACTGTCACGTCAACATTCTTTGATGCACTTGACGTAATCACGTTGGCTTACAGCCTCCAGCCTATGTATCGCAATGCGAATACACAGTGGCAGGTTGCATCCACCGCGATGTCAAAGATTCGCAAGCTTACGGATACGACTGGTCAGCCAATCTGGACCCCTGGTCTTGTTGTTGGTCAGCCAGACACGCTCCTTGGCTATCGCGTCATTGAGAATGTTCACATGGCTGCGGTTGCATCGGCTTCCAAGTCGGTTGCAATCATGCATGCACCTTCGTACTACATTCGCGAACTTCCTATTGAGGTAGCATCAAGCACCGAATTTAGGTTTGATTACGCGCAAACGGCAGTACGAACGCTGTACGCAGTTGACGGGAACATCCCAGATGTAACCGCTCTCCGCGTACTCGTTTCCGCTAACACCTGATTCTAGGTTTTAGCTGAGACAAACCCCGCTGGTTGGAGTAATCTGACCAGCGGGGAACACCAAACTTTATAGGGGAGGCAAATCTGAATGGCACTCAGGATTGGTTTTACGACAAATGCTGCATGGAGCAACACGGGGTATGGCGTGCAGGCGTCAGAACTTATCCCGCAGCTTAAGCGAGACAATCATCTTGTTGCGCTTATGGCGAATTACGGATTAGCTGGAACAACAATTGAATGGAACGGCATTCCTGTTATGGGTCAGGGAATGGACGCATACAGCAATGATTTAACTCCAGCGCAAATTCTTTGGTGGCTCAATCAAGAGCCAAAACTTCCAGCTCTGGGGCTGTCGCTTTACGATGTTTGGGTGTACAAGTCTCCACAGTGGGACGAAATCCCAATGGCATCGTGGACGCCAGTAGATCATGCCGTTGTACCGCCAGAAGTAAAAGCCTGGTTTGATCGTCGCGGTAAGGGCAAATGGGCAATTGCCATGAGCCAATTCGGAGAGCGGGAACTTCTTGAAGCTGGCGTTGAGCGAGAGCGCGTGTTCTATGCTCCGCATAGTTTCAATCCAGCAGTGTTTAAGCCAACACCATCTAACATTCGCAAAGACTTAAACATTCCAGATGACGCACACTTGAGCATGATTCAAGGGGCGAACAAGGGCGTGTCACCAGTCCGAAAAAGTTTTGGGGAACAAATCCTTGCCTGGTCAACATGGGCAAAAGATAAAAAAGATGCGTACCTTTATTTGCACACCGACATATTCGGTCTTGCAAATGGAGTAAAACTTGAGCAGCTGTTGCAGGCATGCAACGCGCCGATGGACCGCGTGCGCGTGGTTCCGCAGTTTGAATACCGACAGGGACTTTCTCAAGAAGTTATGGCTCGCCTACTTAGCGCAAGCGATATTTTATTGCACTGCTCTAAGGGTGAGGGGTTCGGCGTTGGCATCATAGAAGCGCAGGCATGTGGCTTGTTGCCCGCAGTGACGGAGTGGACTGCGATGCCAGAGCTAATTGGCGCTGGCTGGAAAGTTGGCGGACAAGTTGAATATGATCCATTGCAGGGCGGATGGTGGATGACGCCAAATGTAAAAGAGATCATGGACGCGCTTCAGCAGTCTTACGAACTAAAGCAGAAGCCAACCGAACTTGCCGAAGCAAAGGCAAAAGCGATGGCATTCATGAAGAATTACGAAACCAACTATGTATACGAAAAGCACTGGCGACCAATCCTTAAGCAACTTGAGGATGAGCTGACGAGTGCGCCTGCGGTAAACCGCGAGCAGCGACGCGCAAAGAAGAAGCGTTGATAGGAGATTGAATGGCAATCACGAACGGGTACACCACGGGGAGCGCAGTTAAAGAAGCCTTGGGCATCATTGACTCCTCCTCCGACACGGAGATTGATCTTGTCATTGAGACCGTCAGTCGCATGATTGATGATTACGCTGGCAGATTCTTCTACAGCGCGGGGACCGTCGTTTCCTTCTACACGCCAGATAAGGCGCTTAGCCTGGAGATTGATGACGTCTCTTCGGTCTCTATTCTGCAAACCGATGACGGTGGAGACGGGTCGTTTAGTACGACCTGGGGAACTGCAGACTATGTGTTGGAGCCGTTTAACGCTGCGCTCACGGGGCGACCGTACACGCTGATTCGCGTAACCACAAACGGTAATCGCAGCTTCCCAATTGACACGATCAAGGGCGTGAAGCTGACGGCAGTGCGAGGCTTTCCGTCTATTCCAAAACCAATCGTGACCGCCACGCAGCTACAGTGTGGTCGTATTTTTAACCGAAGGAACACGCCCTTCGGAATTGCTGGGACGTTGGAGACTGGACAGATGAGACTGTTAAGCCGTCTAGATCCAGACGTTGAGCAGCTCGTGCGCCCGTATCGCATTCCTTCGCAGGCGGTTTAGGTGGACACATACGCGGTAGGCACGGCACTCGCTGCGCGTTTTGGAAACATTACGCCTCCGACTGGCTACGAAGCAATTAAGCTGTCAACCGTATTTACTCCAGATAATATTTCTACCTACCCAGCGGTAATCATTTTGCCGCCAGACACCACGCTTTCATATTCCATGAACAGACAAGTGGACGAAACACATGTGTTCACGGTGAGATTCATCATCCCTCGTTCAATGGGCACGGATCGCGGAATCAAAGCTCTTTACTCTTGGCGAGACGCTATTGTCAAAGGCGCTGTTGGCAATCAAGATCTTAACGTTGCAGGCGTGATATCATGTCTGGTAACTAACGTGACGATGGGCGATGTGACCTACGGTGCAGACGAAGATCTGTTGGCAATTGACTGCCGAACCGAAGTGCGGTTTAGGTCAGTCGTAAGCGATATTGGAGCCTAGTGGCAAAAGAAATTGTTTCAATCAGCATCCAGCCGAACGACTTTGTTGAGAAGCTAGAAAAGCAGCTTGGGCAGAAGAGCATGGACACCGTAGTGCTAGAGGGAACGCGCAAGGTGGCTGCGCAAACCGCGAGCAGGATGCGCGTCAACTATCGCGCTGCTGGTATCCAGATCCACCATCCAGCAGACGGATTGTTCAAGTCCATTCGCTATAAGCGCATTCGTCGCCGCTATTCTGAGATTGGATACTGGGTCGGTCCAATGTCGCGAACGAGGAGCGTCAAGCGCGCGTTCGCACGAGATATTACCCAGGTCGTTGCGTGGGGAGCACATCGTCACCTGATTGAATTCGGGCACAGGATCGTGAGCCACGCTGGTGTTGATAGCGGACGGCGAACAAAGGCGCGACCATTTATCGGTCCAGCCTTCAGCGGCGCTGTTGGCTCAATTGAAGCGACGGTTGGTGAGTCACTGCAAAAGTACATTGACTCCACACCGCCAATCACATGAGGGAGTAGAAATGTCTGAGATTCTTAAGCCAGTTGTGAAGCTGGTAAAGGTTGAACCCGTGCAGGGACGGTTTATCCCTGGCGTCGCCGCGCGCATTGCGGAAGTCACAGAGGATGAGGCGCGAGAGCTAATTGCAACTGGCGCCTTCGTGCTCGCAGCAAACAAGCCTGCCGAACCTACGGCGGCAAAGCAGTCGCCAGAAAAGGAGTAACTAGATGGCTACACGAGTGCTTCAGAGGGTTCAGGGTGCGCTTGAGGGCACGGCTGGGACCTTCACAACAGCTACGCGCAAGCTCTACGGTACGGAGATTACGCACGAGCGCACGATTGCATCTATCCGACCAGACTACCTGGATGGAACTTACAATCAGTCGCGCGCAGTTTATGAAGGAATTGAGACCAACGCATTCAGCATTAGCGGACCGCTTGCATTTGATCAGTCGGTTTTCTGGCTGAGCGCAGGCGTTGGCTCCGCAACCGCGAGCGGCACGGCTGCTCCATACACCTGGACGTTCAATGCCGCTTCAACGGCTGACCTTACGCGATCATTCTCGCTTGAGTACGCATGGGCTGACGGCGGCGCAAGCATCCCAGCATCGTTCCGTGTCCCTGGAAACAAGGTAGACTCGCTGACGATTACTTGGGCAAAGGATGACGTCGTTACGTTTGAAGCTGGGCTGGTCTCCTTCAAGGGAATGACCCAGGGAACCGCGCTTAGCGCAACCCCGTCGGACACCGTTGAGAAGCACGCTGTTGGCGTGAACACCACGGTTTACATTGACGGCACCGCAAACCCAATTGGCACCACGGCAGATTCCAACGTTGCTGTTGCGGCGCTTGCTCTGACGAATGGTTTCACCACGCGCTTCGGTCTTGACGGAAGCTCTGTTGGCGCAGCCCTGGATCGTGTCGCAAAGACCGATGCCGTGCTTACGCTGACCCGTCATTTCCAGAATGACAATGAACTGGATGCCTGGGAGGATAAGAGCCTTCGCCGCGTCCGCATCGTCACCACTGGTCCGACGCTTGGAGCTGGTAACTATGAGATGACGGTTGACTTCTTCGGTGTGATTGATGAGATCACGCAGACAGAGGTTGATGGGAACGTTGCCCAGGAGATCACGCTTCGCCCATTCGTTGACGGATCGGTTACGACCATTCCGTTCAGCGTTGTTGTAAAGAATAACGCAGCAACGATCAGCTGATTCTTTTCGGGTATCTAGACACCAGGGGGCGCCGTAACGCGTCTCCTGGTGTCTTACAGACGGGCATTTTAGTAACAAAAACGGCAAAGGAGGCTACATGCGTACATTTGACGTAACGATCGGCGATCAGGTATTTGTCATGAAATCAATGTCTGCGCGCCAGTTTATTTCTATTCAGCGCGGTGAGATTGACGAAGCAAAGCTACTGGAGATTCTTGCGGCGTCAGCCGTAGAGCATCCATTCGGAAAGAGCGCCGATGACTTCTTGGATAACTGCGACGTGCAGACGGCGCTTGGACTTCTAAAGGCATGGGCTGCTGAGCAGACGGAAACGGCACTCCCAAAAGTGAACGCCAACGCCTTGCAAGAAGTCTCGCCGCAGCAGGATTAGGGGACGGAAAGCCAGTCACCGTTCCGCTTGATTACGCGTTGGACGCGTTAGCAAGACGTTGGCACATCGCTCCGTGGGAACTGGAGCACGCACCAAATGCAGACTGGATCATTCGGGGTCTGTACTTTCAAAAGGTAGAGTCACAAGCGCAGGCGTCTGCGTCAAGGGTAAGGAGTAAGCGTGGCTGATAAGCGAGTTGGCATTGTCATTGAGGGTAAAGCCGCGATTGATCCTGCGTTTAGGCAGATCAAGCGTGAGTTCAACCTTCTTCGCGCAGCTGGTAAACAGCTGAACAATGTCTTCACGGGTATCGGTCAGGGCATCGGTCAGCGTGTGGCTGGCGTTGCGTTTGATGCCTTCAGCCAGGTCACTGGTCTGTTCACGCAGGCGGTGCCAAAAGCCCTAGCCTACGCACGATCTATTGATGAGATTGCAGATGCAACTGGAGCAAGCGCAGAGCAGTCATCAATTCTTGCTGGAACGCTCAACCTTCTTGGCGTTCCAACAGAGGGATTGTCAACGGCGTTCAAGTCGCTCTCAAGCGAAGTAATTAAGAGCGAAAACAAGTTTGCCGCATTGGGCGTTACCGTTCGCGATGGCGAAGGTAACTTGCTTGACATGGTTACCATCCTGGACAGCACCAGAAGCAAGCTGGGTCAGATGGAAGATGGTGCCTCCAAGACCGCCATTGCCGTTGACTTGTTTGGTAAGCAAGCACTTTCTCTTATTGATTATCTCAATCTTTCCGACGAAGCCGCAGCGAGGGCAGCGGATGAGCTAGAGAGAATGGGATTGGTGCTTGACTCCAAGACTATTACCGCAGCGGAGGATGCGGACAGAAGTATGAATCTTCTGGGTCTGACGGTCCAAGGGCTGCAAATTACTCTTGCAAACCAGTTGCTTCCATCAATCATCAACATCGTCAACGCCATCCGCAACTGGGTAATGGAGAATCGCGAAGGTCTTTTGAAGACCCTTGCATCCGTTGCTGGTGCAATCGGCGGATTTATCTCTGGACTCCTTGGCGCAACTGACGCCGCGTCTTCATTCATCAACAGCCTTCGCGGTACTAGCTCCGCGATCAACACCAATAAGGCTGGACTCCAGGCGCAGATCGCTGCAATCAAACAGCAGATCGCGGCATATAAGGCGAGCGGCGGGGCTTCTGGAAGCGCATCTGGCGGAGCGAGCAAGGTTACTGCCGCGCTGACGCGACAGATTCAGAAGCTTAAGGATCAACGCGACGCGATTCGCGACGTCATGCGCGCCCAGGTTGAGCAGGCAAAGACTGCGTTTAACGCAATGCTCGCGGGGCTTGACGCAACGGAGCGACAGTATCAACTGGATGAGCGCCGCAAGGAGCTGGCGCAGGATCTTGCAGACGCAGAGCAGGAAGCTGCTGACGAAAAGATTAAGGCGCAGCGAGATCTTGCTAACCTTCGTGCGGAGCGCGACCTTGCGCTTGCAGCGGAATCAGATCTTGACAAGCAATTTCAGGTAGCGATTGATTATGCAGAGCGCGAACAGCGCATGGTTGAGCAGTATGCTGAAGACCAGACGCGCTACGAAAAGGCAGTTGCCGATGCTCGTGCCAACATCGCAAAGTTTGAGGCTGAGACAAAGCGACAGGCAGCAGTGGACGCTGCGCGTGGACAGATCCAAGCGGCAGTTGATCTATCCCAGAGGATTCAAGAGCTTGCGCTGTCGGATAAAGACTTTGCCAAGAATATCGCTGATCTACGACTTATTGAGCAGGAGCAGGAATCCGCGCTTAGGATTGCCATTGCAAACGGCGACTCTGAGGCGATCAGGCAAATTGAGATCAACCTTGCACTGGCTCGCGATGCGATTCGTGCCCAGGAAGAAACCAAAGAAATTGCTGCACACCAGAAGCGCCTAGAGCGAGAGAAGGAAAAGAAGGCAGCTGTAAAGAGCAGCAACGACGCTTTCTTGATTGGGCTACAGCAGCAGCTCGCTGGTCTTGAGACGCAACTAGATGCGCAGAAGGATAACAACAAGGCTGTTCGGGATTCCGCCCATGATCACGGTTTGCTCACGCAGCAGCTTGAGAGCGATCAGCCCGTCGTTGATTCATTCGCTGACGCCTTCAAAGATGCGGCGAAGGCTGGTCAAGATTTTGCGCAGGCACTGCGAGACATCAAGAGCGCATTGGGGTTCCTGGGATCAATCGGGGATATCTTCGGATTCCTCTCTGATCCGTTCGGCTTAAGTGGAAAACCTGATCGGCTAACAGATGACGAAGGTCTGTCTGGTCTGTTCAAGCCAAAGCCAAAGCCTAAAGCTACGCCAAAGCCGAAGCCAGTTACTGGGTTCCCTTCTGGTCTCGTGCGCGCTCGCGCAATGGGAGGTCCAGTTAGCGCTGGTCAGAGCTACCTAGTCGGAGAGCAGGGTCCAGAGCTATTCGTTCCTGGAATGGGAGGAAGCATCGTGCCTGGGGGCGGCATCAATGTGACCTTGCAGGCTGGGGCATTCCTTGGATCAAG